CAGTGCAAGCAGGATGATAGCCCGTATCTCTGCCAATGGTTGGAGAGTGCCGAGAGATATCGACCCGAAAACATACACACCTGAGAACTAAGGAGAAGTGAATGGATAACACAAATTTGCTTAAAATGCTTGAATACATAGACCCTGCAAGCTGTGATTATCAGGAATGGGTCAATGTGGGAATGGCTCTCAAGCACGAGGGCTATTCCGTGAACGATTGGGACAGTTGGTCGAGGTCAGACAGCCGTTATCACAGCGGTGAGTGTGAACACAAGTGGCAAGGCTTTAACGGCAATGCTCAGCCCGTGACCGCAGGAACTATCGTACAAATGGCAAAGGAAAGAGGATACAGCCCCCATGAGTTTAAGGCATACGATTGGGACGGCGAGATAGTCGCAGAGGAAGGTGGTCCCCTTGTAAACGGCGGTGAGGGCATACCGATCACCGAGCCTGCCCAATGGGATCCTGTCAAGGAGATAGTCACCTATCTTGAGACACTCTTTGAGGCAGGAGAGAACGTGGGCTATGTTACGCAAACGTGGGAAACAGAAAAGGACGGCAAGACCAGGTATCTGCCCACCAAGGGGTGCTGTGACAGGACGGCAGGGGAGCTTATCAAGAGGCTTGGCGAATGTAACGGCGACATTGGTGCGGTGTTTGGCGACTACAAGGAAGAGGCAGGAGCGTGGATCCGCTTCAACCCTCTTGACGGCAAGGGCGTAAAGAACGAGAATGTAACAGACTACCGCTATGCTCTTGTTGAAAGCGACAGTATGCCAATAGAACAGCAGAATGCTGTGATGAGAGAGCTTGAACTTCCTATCGCTGTGCTTGTATACAGCGGTGGAAAGAGCGTTCACGCTATCGTCAAGATAGACGCTCCCAACTATGAGGAATACCGCAAGAGGGTGGACTTTCTCTACAAAGTGTGCAAAGACAACGGTCTTGACATCGACAAGCAGAACCGTAACCCCTCACGTCTTAGCCGTATGCCTGGTGTGATGAGAAACGGCAAGAAACAGTTCATCATTGACAAGAACATAGGCAAAGAAAGTTTTTCGGAATGGAAAGATTACATAGAGAGTATCAATGATGATCTCCCCGACCCTGAGAGCCTGAGTGCTGAGTGGGATAACCTGCCTGAGCTTGCTCCGCCACTTATTGACGGCGTTCTCAGACAGGGTCACAAAATGCTCATTGCAGGTCCGTCAAAGGCAGGCAAGTCTTATGCACTTATCGAAATGTGCGTGGCGATAGCTGAGGGGGTAAAGTGGTTTGGCTGGCAATGCACCAAAGGAAAGATACTATACGTCAACCTGGAGCTTGACAGAGCATCTTGTCTGCACCGTTTCAAGGACGTGTACACCGCAATGCACCTAGAGCCTGAAAACCTCAACAGCATAGACATATGGAACTTGCGAGGTCACAGCGTACCAATGGACAAGCTTGCACCAAAGCTTATACGCCGAGCAAGCAAGAAGAATTACATTGCCGTGATAATAGACCCTATCTACAAGGTCATAACAGGCGACGAGAACTCAGCAGACCAAATGGCTCACTTCTGCAACCAGTTCGACAAGGTATGCACAGAGCTTGGCTGTGCGGTCATATACTGCCACCACCACTCAAAGGGAGCACAGGGTGGTAAGCGTTCAATGGATAGAGCCAGCGGTTCAGGAGTATTCGCCCGTGACCCTGACGCACTTCTTGACCTTTCAGAGCTTGACATTTCAGACAGCCTTTACAAGCAGCAGGAGGACGAAACTGTTTGCCGTATCTGTGAGAACTGGATGAGGAGATTTTACAGAAATACTGATGATCTTTGTTCACAGGACGATCTTGTTACGTCGTCAAAAATGCTTGAGATAACGCACAAGCACCTGCACCCGAACTCATACAAGCTTATGATGGCCGATATAGACAAGGCTAAGCTTGCGGTAAGAAACCGTACGGCATGGCGTATAGAGGGTACTCTGAGAGAGTTCCCGAAGTTTGCTCCCCTCGATATGTGGTTTGATTATCCTGTTCACAGAGAGGATACCGTGGGCGTGCTTAAAGACTGCGAGGTAGAGGATATCACACCGAATTGGAAGAAGAATTTCAGCAAGAAGAAGACCAATGAAGACCGCAGCAAGGAACGCAAGGAGAGCATTGAAACAGCTTTCAGCGGTGTGCAGGAAAACGGCAAGTGCCGCATTTCTGAGCTGGCGGAGTACATAGGAAAGAGCGAAAAGACCGTTGGAAGATACCTCAAAGAGCATGGTGGCTTTTGGATAGAAGAGGGAGAATGTGGCTTAAAAGCTCAGTAGACAGACAAGACAAAATCGAATTTTTGAACTTTAGACAGACAGGAAAAAATCGAAAAAAGTGTCAGGACAAAATCGAACTTTTTCCTTGTCTGACAATATCGAAAATTACCGAGTTTGTCGGGCGGACAGACAAAGTATATTATATATAATATATTTTTGACCGCCTAAAGGACGGCGGTCAAAATATTATAAGCAAATATAAACCGCACCCGACACGAAAGGAGTAGACTTTATGCGAGGCAAAAACATTAATTATGATTTTTTGAACTGTGCGAGAAAAATGCCGCCGCTCAGACATACTACATCAGAAACTTTTGATATTACTCAAAGCGAGGTCGCAAGGTGGTTGGTATCTCAGCCTGATATAATGCAGAAGATTTTTGATATGGCTGCAAATCACAAGATGATAAGCTATGACCAAGCTACACGGACTTGGAGAGGAGCAGATAACAATGACTGAATTTTTTATGGCGATGATACCGCCGACGGCTACGGCTCAGGAACACAAGGTGGCAGTAAGAAATGGCAAGCCGATATTTTATGACCCACCCGATGTCAAGGCGGCAAAAGAAAAGCTCACGGCAAACCTAGCAAGGCACAGACCGCCTGAGAAGTACATCTGTGGGATACGGCTCATAACAAAGTGGCTGTTTCCTAATGACGGCAAACACAAGGACGGAGAGTACAAGATCAGCAAGCCTGACACGGATAACTTGCAGAAGATGTTCAAGGACTGTATGACAAAGCTTGACTTCTGGACAGACGTGGCGAGCGAGATATGCGAGAAGTTTTGGGCGGACATACCCGGCATTTATGTGAGGATAGAGGAGCTATGACGATACACGAAGTAAAGAAAAGTCTCGGACGCAGGGTAAGCTACAACGGTTCTGACTGCTACGAACTGACAGGGTGCATTATCCGCAAGAGCAGTAAGACAGGTCAGTTCTTCTATCAGGCAGAGATCGCTGACAAGACTTGTGGCAATACGTTGGTGTATTGCAGGCTGGAAGAGTTGAGGTGTGAGGAGGCAAAAGAATGAAAACACATAATCTGAAACTTAGCGTAGACTTTTGTGGCGCTGTTCTGAGCGGTGAGAAAACTTTTGAGGTCAGAAAGAATGACAGAGGTTTTCAGACAGGAGATCTGATAAGATTTATACCGATTGACGGAACGTCTTATCGTAGTTCAGACGGCACAGTAAGAGAACACGCAAAACATGAGATATCGGGACATACATACAAGATAACATATATCCTCAACGGCTGGGGAATAAAGAACGGGTATGTTGTGATGGGAATAAGAGAGGAGGGATCCTATGGAAAGAAACGACCCTATGACCATGTCACGCCTGAAAGCCTACCGCAGGAACGCCTCAGCCATTGAGGACATCAAGGCAGAGCTTTCAGGCAAGTACGTTGCCGACAGTATCAGCGTATGCACGCCGCCGTCCTATACACCACACAGCACACGCATAGACGGCTTCTTGCCAAGCGGCGATACACTTTCATTGCTGTGCGAACAGGCACGGCTTGAAGCCGAGCAGAGGGCTATTGAGGAGTTTATCAAGGGGATAGAGGATAGACAAATGAGGAAGATATTTGTACTCAGGTTTGTAAAAGGCTTTACTTGGATACAGATAGGACACAAGGTCGGAGGTACAGCGGACGGCTGTAGAATGGCGGTCAAAAGATTTTTGCAAAATGCTTAA